GTGGCTTTAACCGACGCTCATGCACGCAAGGCGAAGGCGGCCGAGAAGGGCTACAAGCTCGGCGATAGCGGCGGCCTGTACCTCTACGTCACCACCAAGGGGTTCAAATCGTGGCGGATGAAGTACCGATTCGCCGGCAAGGAAAAGCGCCTCACGTTCGGCCCATACCCCGAGGTGTCGCTCGCCGAGGCGCGCGAGCTGCGCGACACGGCACGACGGCAGCTGCGGGAGCACAAGGATCCTGACGTCGAGCGCAAGAAGGTCAGGGCGGCCAGCATCGCCAGTGCCGAGCTGACGTTCGACCGCAAGGCGCGCGACTGGCACGAATCGCAGCGTCCGCGCTGGTCGCCGGACTATCAGGATCTCGTTCTGCGCGCGCTCGATCGCGACGTCTTCCCGGAGATCGGTGCGCTTCCGATCGCAGACGTCACCGGCCCGATGGTGCTCGACATGCTCCGCAAGATCGAGAAGCGCGGTTCGATCGAGACGGCCAAGCGCGTGCGTCAGCACGTGTCCGCTGTGTTCGTTTACGCCATGTCCGAGGGGCTGGTGCCCAGCGACCCGGCGGCCAGCCTCGCGAAGGCGCTGAAGCCGTTGGCGAAGAAGGGGAAGCAGCCGGCGATCGTGGATCTCGGTAAGGCGCGCCAGCTGCTGATCGACACCGAGGCGTCGACCGCGGACCCGACGACAAAGCTCGCCTCCCGCCTGCTGGCGCTGACTGCCGTCCGGCCCGGGATCGTTCGCGCGGCCGTGTGGTCAGAGTTCGAGGGGATCGACTGGGCGGATCGCGATGCCCCCTCGCCGGGGGCGTTGTGGCGAGTACCAGCGTCGCGGATGAAACTGGATCTGGCCCGCAAGGGCGAGGAGGCTTTCGAGCACATCGTGCCGCTGCCTTGGCAGGCCGTAGACGTGCTGCGCGCGCTGCGCCGGCTGACCGGGCGAATCGCCTTTCTCTTTCCGAACGCGCGGACGACGCGGCTGCCGATGAGCGAAAACGCGATCGGCTATCTCTACAATCGTACCGGGTATCGGGGGCGGCATGTGCCGCACGGCTGGCGGGCCAGCTTCTCGACGATCATGAACGAGCGGTCGCGCGATCACGGCAAGGATGGCGACCGCGCCGTGATCGACCTGATGCTCGCTCACGTGCCGCAGGGTCTGTCATCGGCTGAGGCTGCTTATAACCGGTCCTCGCACCTGACGCGGCGGCGCGAGCTGGCGCAGGAATGGGCCGATGCGCTGTTCGACGCGCTGCCGCCGGCGAACGATATCCTTAAGGGGCAGGAGAGGTAGGCTGCCGCCTACGCTCGTCTCGACCTCACGCGGCGCGGCGCTCCCATGCCATCGGATCGGCCACCCAGGCGCTGACCTCCGATTCATACCAGCCCGCGCAGTTGGCGCTGATCTTGAACTGCGGGGGGAAGCTGCCGTCGGCGATCTTGGCATAGATCGTCGTCCGACTGAGCCCCGTGCGCCGTTTGACCTCCGGGAGCCGGATGATGTTGTCGGCGGCGCGATCGATCGCGCCGATCTTCACGGGGGCATTCACTCTTTAAATCCTTTCAGGGTTTCGTAGCTCCGGATGATCCCGATGATGTCGCCGCTCGCGAGCGCGACGGCCGCTTCGTCCAGCGCTGCGCGCATCATGGCGGCGGCGATGAAGCCCATAGGCACAGACTCGTAGAGAGGGATAAGCTCGCGGACGCGTGCCATTTCCTTTGGGATCTCGTGGCCAACACTGCTCATCCGATCGCGCCCGCTGCGATCATGTCGTCGACCGTCACCGAGGCGACGAACATCGGCCCGGCCGCGCCCGGTGCGCCGACGCCCAGCTGAGCAAGGATCTGCGGCGACACATCGACCCGCTCGAAGATCTCCGGCTCCAGCTCCGAAACCCAGTAGCCGAGCAATTCGCACAGGCGGCGCTCGCGCAGCTGGTGGTAGGTGCGGGCGGCGGACGGTTCCTCGCTGTTGCCTACGCGGATGATGGTCATGCCGCGTCCCCGCGCATAACAGCGCGCTCCTCGGGCGTGAGGTCGATCAGGTCGATCGCGGCCTTGGCATACGCCGTCGCATTCTGCGGTGCGCTAAGGATGCCGCCTAAGCAGGCCCGCACCATCGCGAGCTTGTCGTCAGCCGTCTCCCTCTGCTCCTCGGCGTCCTCCCCAACCGCCGTCACGCCCTCGCGGCGGATCGCGGCGCGCAAGTCTTCGGCATCCTCCGGCTCGCCGTCCCACCAGCGATAGGCGATCATCGCACACCGCTCCACGATCGCGGCTTCGTCGAGGGTGGGCGATGGTGCGGGCGGGGCGGCAGCATCGCAATCGTCGCAGGGATGCGGCCACCGGACGTTGTGCTTGCAGACGTGACCCGGCCCGATCTTACCCGCGTCTAGATCGCTCGCCGCCACACCCGCAGGCTGGACGAGAACGGTCGCGGCTTCGCTGATCGATGCGGACGGCGCGGGCAGGGTTGCCTCGGGCAGCGGCGAATACTTCGGCTTGGCCGCTTGCTTCGCGCGGATCTGCGCGACCTTGGTCCAGATACGCGCGAGTTCCGTCTCGGCCTCGCCGTGCATGTCCAGATTGTGCGCGAGACACAGCGCCGCGAGCGTCACCATCACGCCGCCAACCTCCTGCCCGGGCTGGCCGATCGGCCGTCCGAAGACATAGTCGACCAGCTGGTGCGCCTCGCTGGCGGTGCAGCCGCACGCCTGGACGAGTTCGAGCGCCTCTTCGAGGAAGCGGTGGTTCCGCTCCTCGCGATCGCCGGCGATCATCTCCCCGAAGCATGCCATCAGCCACGGCTGTACCCGCTGCTGAAACGGTTCAGCCGTCGGTTTGGCGTGAATGTCGGCAAGCGATGCCTTGGCCCTTGCATGGTGCGGGCCGAGCAGGCGAAGCACTGTCATCGAGGATTCGCCGCCGATGTCTTCGGCTTCACGGTCGACGGCATCGCATAGACGCTCGACGAGGTCGGTCTGCTCGGCGAAGATGGCGAGCGCGGTGCTCGGGTCGGTCGGCGTCACAGCTTGAACCTCCCTGCGCCACGATGTCGCTTGGAAGGTTCCTCGACAGCGTCGCGGCGAGCTCGAAACTCCTCGACGTGCTGCGCGCGCTCACGGCCGAGCTCACGGCCGAAGCGTACCCATAAAACTGTGCCGGCCACGAGCCCAATCAGGCCGAGCAAAAGGACGGCATAGATCAGGATAGTCAGGGCGGTCTGAAGCGTGTCGTTCACAGTCAGGTCTCCATGATTACGGGGTCGGCGCCGCGATCGCGCGGCAGGCGCACGTGGCCGGCGGCCATCGTCACCACATCGGCTCGTGCTGGGGCGCGATCACCTTCGTGACGCCTTCGCGCGTGCAGCGGACGACGGCGCCATCGGGAAAGCGCAGCCCGAGATCCCCGCATCGGAACACGGCGCGCACCCGGCAGCGCTGCATCGCGCGCTGTCGCATGACGCCGTCATAGGTGACGACGTCGCCCAGACTGATCGCCTCGGCCATCAGCGCCCGCCGCTTTCGAGGCGTAGCTGGCCAGGGGTGCCGCCAGCATACTGGTCGGCGATCGGGGCGCTGATGCTGTCGTAAACGGTCGCCCCTCCGGGCAAGACGACGTTGGCGAGGAATGCCTGCTCGAAGGTCTCCACCCGGCTCTCGACACTCTCCAGCTTCGCTTTGATGACGAGCAACAGCGCCCGGGCGCGCTGGCGGTGGCGTTGGGCGAGGATGTCCCGCCGCCGCTGCGCCGTCAGCGTACTGCCCCTACCGTCGACGCTAGGCATCTCGTCGATTGCCGGAAGGATCACGCAAAAGCGGATCCTGCGATCGGAGAGGAAAAACTCGATAGTGAAGCTGCCTGGTTCCTCGACCTGGCCGATGCGCACTGCGCCCGCCTTCTTCAATAGGCCGATGATCTCCGCGATCGACTTTTCGACCGCGACGGTCGTGGTTTCCGCATAGGCCATCAGCCAACTCCCCCCATCTGTGCCGCCAGCTGTGCGACGGCGCGTGCCGTGCGCGGCGATCGGCGCGGCTTGCGAGCCGGCGTTGGATTGGCGGCGTGCCAGCGCGCGGCCGCATCGAGCGCGGCGCGGTGGACGCGGCCGCCCTCGGCCTCGTTCCGCCACGAGCGGTTGAGCGCATTCCGCAGCCGGGGCGGGGTGTGGCCCCAGCACGCGCGGCACATCGGCAGGCCGGCTGGCGCCGGGTTCGCGCAGCCGGCGATGCCGCAGGGCTGGACGCTCATAAGCCCCGGCCGGGGCTGGAACGCTTCGTGCGCGGCCGCGAAATCGAGCCGTCGCGATAGACGAGCTTGCGATGCCCCGCCGGCGACAGCACCTCGACGCGGCCATCCCGCCGCTCGGCGCCGAGAACGGGGCACTCGAGCACGTAGACCGGCATCGGCTCGCCCGGGCGGTGCTCCCACTCCCGGGCCGTCGCGACGCTGCGCACCTCGATCACCGCGACGGAGTCGGGGTCGATGCCGTCGAGCCGCATGATGTGCAGCTGCCGGGCAGTGAACTTGGCACCCTCCTCGCGGGAGCCGCGCCACGAGTTGATCGCCGAAGGCGTGATGAGGCCGCGATAGCGGACGCGGCGGAGCTCGACCGGTGCGGGCCGCATCAAAGCGGTGTCCGATCGGGAACGGTGACGATCTGCACATCGACCTCGGTGGTTGGCAGCGGCCGGCCTCGACGACCGCTGCGATGGGGGAAACTGCTGCGGAAGCGCAGCCGAGGCCCGGCCGGGGGGAGGGCAAACTCGCCGGCCGGTTTTCGGGGAAGGGATCACAGAGCGCGCCACCATGCGGCGATCGCCGGCGCCAGCCAGCAGAGGCCGATCATCACGGCGCCGGCGCTGGCGCCGATCAGCATGGCGCCGATCGCGCGCGGCGCGGCGATACGGGGTGCGGGACGCGCGGTCATGCCGGCGTCGCCACGAGGACGGCATAGCCGACCAGCAGCAACACCATCACGCGAAACGCTGCAATGCGAATGCCGCGTAGGGCCGCCCTGTCGATCCCGGCGATTCCTGTTTCGGCCGTGGCGACGGGGCAGGGCAAAGCGGCGCCGGTCGTGGCGTCGCGATAGCGGGGCAGGGCGCGCGCACTCATGCCGCCGCGCTCCGGGCCTGGTCATAGTCGCGCAGCGCGCGCTCGGCGGCGTGGAACGCGGCCTGCCGCTCGCCGTGGATCCGCTTCGCCGATCCGAGGCGGGTGCCGGCGGCCTCCATGGCGTGCCGGCTATCGAGCAGCGCCCCCTCGAGCGCGCGGCGCGCCTCGTCGACGGTCGGGTCGCGCGGCGGCAGCGGGCTCAGGTCGGGCGCGCCGCCGTGATCGCGGCGCAACTTGCGCTCGAGCGTTTCCCGAAACAGCGTGCGATCGTAGCCGATGCGATCGGCGAAGGCGTCGAGGTCGGCGCCCAGGCGCTCCACCTGTTCGCGCTGGCGCGCCTCGGCATCGAGGCGGCGGGGCGGGACCATGTCGTAGACGCGACGCGCGGCGGCGAGATCGGCAGCGGGTTGCAGCGCGTCGAGCGCCGCCTGATTGGCGGCATGATCGCTGCCGAACGGATCCCAGACATTGTGAGTGTGAAGCATGTCGAGCCTCCCGCTACCGGGCCGGACGCAGGAGGCGTCGGTCGGAGCGTGTCGCCGACACCTATGCGATAATCGCATATAAGGCGCAAGGCACAATCTGCGATGATCGCAGGTGTCAGGTTTGCCGTTGATCCATGTTCTGTCTTTGTTCTAATTCGACGTGGCAAAGGGAGCGAGCCAGTGGCGACAGGCGTCGATGAGTACAGGGTTGTCGTGTTCGGCCAACCTCGCGGGCCTTGGCGACCGACGCGCACTCAGGCCCATCGCGACGCGATCGAGCTCGACCTCGGCTCATACGATGAAAAGGGACAGTTCTACGTCACCGTGCCTGGCGACATCGAGCATCGCGAGAGAGTGGTCCTACGGCTTCCGACGCGGCGCATCCCGTGTGGTGTACGAGAATACCCGCCCGAGTATCTTGATTGGCTCGCTACCCAAGGCGATCTCGCGGTGCGCCGAATTACTTGAGCACGGGATCAAGCGGGCAGGGTCGGCTTGAAACTCCTTGAAGGTTTTATCGCCGTCCGCCGTCATGATGACATAGCGCTTTCCGGGCCAAAGGGCAGTATCGTCAGGGTCTATTACGATCGATGCACCATCCGGCACGATCAAATCCATCGAGTCGCCTCTCACGGTCAGCGCGTATGCACCTGCCGGAGTTTCAGGATCAGACACGAGAAAGCGGCGGCCGCCGAATTCTTCTGCAGCCCGAAAGTCGCTGGCCGGCACGGATCCCAACCACGGTATAGACCGGACCGGCCGGGCCTCGTCTATGCTCTCATCAATGATTGCGGACCGGACCGCATCCATCTCCTTCACGCTCAACTGGCGGCGGGCTTTGCCCCAGTGTTTCGTCAGATGGTTTTCATCGATCCCGAGCGCGATCGCAGCGGCCCGCACGGAGCCGAACTTAGCCTTCAAGGCGTCACGTAACTGTTCCGGCGTCATGCCTTTGTGAACCGCACGTCTGCGATTATCGCAACTGCTCATATCGCAGAAAGGTCTTGCGCCAAATCTGCGAATGTCGCAGAAGCGCGGTTATGGACACCTACGCAAATCGGCTCATCGATGCTCTCGGCGGAAGCACGAAAGTTGCTACGCTCATCAACGCGCCGCTTTCGACCGTCCATAGCTGGCGGCGCATCGGCATCTCGAAGTCGCGCTTGGATCACGTGAAGCTAGCCGCGAAGGCTGCCGAGATATGCATCGACTGGGATAATCCTCCCCCGTCACGTCGGGAGCGACAGAACGCCGCTGCTACCAATTCGGCGGAGATCGCGGCGTGACCGCGCCGATCGCCTCGTTCGCCGATCTCGTCCAGGTCGAGCGCGAGGGCCGCGACCTCGGCGAGTTCCTCGCGGATTTCGTCGACGCGCGGCTCACCTATCACCGCCTCATCTGCGGCCAGCCGGGGTCCGACTGGCGTGTCGGCCAGCCGCAGGCGCAGTGCTGCACCCGATCCGATTGCCCGATGGTCCGAAAGGACGCGGCATGACGCACCCTCTTCCCCAGCGCGCGGCACCGCCGTTGCCCGCGCTCCCTGCACGGCGGCGCCCTTCGGGTCGCTCCACGCGCCGCCGTGCCTTTCTATCGCGGGGCGCTCGGCCCTTCGGTTGCGCGGCGGCAGCTGTCTCCGATCGGGGCCGCCGCGCATGTCTTTCGATTTCCCCTGTCTCATGTCGAGGTGATGCATGATCGCGAGCGAACCGTCAGCGGACGAGGCCTCGATCGTCGGCCGTGATCGCGTCCGGCATGTGATGCAGGGCGTCCTGCGCGCCGCGAACCGCGACTGGACCGACGAGGCGCTCGAAGCGGCATCCGGCATCAAGGCGCGGGCGATCAAGGCCTACCGCGTCGAGGGCAAGGAAATGCCGTTGTCGGCCGCGCTGAGCCTCGCCGTCGTGCTGGGGGCGCGTGCGCTCAACCCGCTGCTGGCGACGATCGGCTATGTCGCGCGCCCGCTGGACGAGGCCGAGCAGCTGCACCCCATGCAGATCGTGGCGGACAGCCTGCGCCACTTCAGCACCATCGCCTCGGCAGCATCTGACGGGCGCATCGACCATACCGAGCAGCCGTCCTGCCAGGAGGCGGCCGACATGATCATCGCGACGGTGCTGCCGCTCTCGAGCGCCGGCAAGGCCGCCTGACCCCGCAAGGAACCTGATCGCCGGCGCGGCGCCGGCAGGAGAACACCGATGGACGGAAGAAAGAGCGCTGCGCCTCGCGCGCCAGCGGGTGAAAACGCGCGTCTGGCCGACGCCGACGCGATGCAGCTGGATCTGCTCGGCGGCCCGGCCGTGCCGGCGGCGCTGACGCCCGTCTATGCGCCAGCCTGCCCCCCCCCGGCCACGGCGTGAGGGGCAGGGCTGATGCGTAGCATCGCGCCACCCTGCGCCAGCCATTCCCGCACCACCCCAAGCACTGGAGGCGCCGGCGATCCCGCGCCGGCGCCTCCGTTCACCCCGAACACGATCGGAGCGACCCACCCATGAGCATCCCCGTCCCCCTCGGCAAGCTCGAGCTTTCGCCGATGAACGTCCGCCAGCACGACGACGGCAGCGGCACTGCCGACCTCGAGGCCTCGATCCTCGCGCACGGCATGCTGTCGCCGCTGATCGTCCACACCGTCACGACCGCGAAGGGCAAGGCGACCGGGCGCTACGGCGTGCTGGCGGGCGGGCGGCGGCTGCGCGCGTTGCAGGCCCTGCGCGATCGCGACGCGATCCCGGCCGACCATCCCGTCGAGGTGGTCGTCCGCGACGAGGAGGCCGGGCGGTCGACCGAGATCTCGGTGATCGAGAACACCGCGCGGGTGGCGCTGCCGCCGATCGAGGAGTTCCGCGCCTTCGCCAAGCTGGCCGCGGATCCGGCGATGGACACGGCGGCCATCGCGCACCGCTTTGGCACGACCGAAAAGCACGTGCGCCGGCAGATGAGGCTCGGGCAGGTGCATCCCGCCATTCTCGAGGTCTATGCCGCAGCCGGCATGTCGCGTGACGCGGTGGAGGCCTACGGCAGCACCGCCGATCAGGCGTTGCAGCACAGGGTGTTCGAGGCGCAGCGGGCGGGCGGGTACCACCATGCACACTCGATTCGACGCGCGATCCAAACGAGCGGCTCCGCCTACGATCTCGCGAAGATGCTGCGCCTCGTCGGCCGCGATGCCTACGTCGGCGCTGGCGGTGCGATCGAGGAGGATCTGTTCGCCGACGGGCAGGTTCGCATCGTCCACCCCGGCACGCTCGGCGATCTCTATTTCGCCCGCATCGAGGAGGAAAAGGCGAAGATCCTCGACGCGGTCCCGGCGTGCGTCAGCGAGGTCGAGACGATCGCGCCAAGCTGGAGCCGTGCGAGGGTCGAGTTCGAGCCGGTGTTGACCGACGAGCAGCGCGCGCGGCGGCGTGAGATCGACGAGCGTTGCGACGTGATCCACGATCGCCTCGAGCAGATCGCCGAGCCGGCCGACGAGGGGATCGTCGCCAACGTCGAGGGCGACCAGCCAGAGGTCGAGCGGCTGCTCGCCGAGCGCGACAGGATCGAGGCGGAAAGCGAGGCGATCGTCGACGGCGCCGAGAAGCAGCTGCCGGCCGGCCCGATCGTCGCGGTGGCGGTGGAAGGCGAGGGCGGCCTCCAGCTGCGCGGCTATTACCGCCCCGAGGGCTGGCGCGAGGATGCCGGTGCCGATGGAACCGGCGCGGTGGTCGAGCAGCATCGCTCGATCGAGGCGGCGGCGAAGGCTGATCACGGCCTGACCTCGGCCGCGATCGACGCGGTGCGCATCACGCGCCGCATGATCCTGCAGGCGGCGCTGCTCGACGGCACCGAGGCGGTGGCCAAGCCGGGCGCGTTCCAGATCGCCAACGACTTCCTCGTCTTCACGACGCTGCGCAACCTGCTCGCCCGCGAGACGTCGGCCGCGCTGGGTGTCCACGCGCTGCCGCAGATGATCCACGACGACGCGGCGGTACGCGAGCAGCTGAAGGACCATGCCTGCCTCAGGTCGGTGGCCGCGTGCCTCCTGTCGGCAAAGGATGCCGCCTGGATCACCGAGCCTGACCTGCAGGCGGCCTTCGCCATGTTCAGCGAGGCGCCGGCGCACACGCGCGGCTTCGCGGCGGCGCTCGCCACCGGCCTGATCCTATCGCGCACGCTGGCGGCGCCGGGCTTCGGCAACGTGCTGCACGACCAGCTCGGCTTCATGCTCGGGCTGGGTGACGAGGAGATCCGCGCGCTGTGGTCGCCCGACGCGACGTTCTTCGACCGGCTGGCGAAAAAGTGGCGCATCGCGGCCGTCGCCGAGGTGAACCCGGTGATCGCCAAGGCCATCGAGAAGCTGCCGACCGGCGAGATCAGCCGCGCGTGTGAGCGTTTCTTCCGCGCCGACGACGACGCGCAGCGCGAGTTCGGCATGATGCCCGGCACGGTAACGCACGCCCGCCGCTGGGTGCCCGCCTACCTGCGCTTCATCGAGACGGAGGCCGGTCCGACGCTTTACGAGCGGATGGCCGACGAAGATGCGGGCGAGGGGAGGGCGGCGGCATGACGCACTCCCGCGCGAACAAGCAGAAGCTGCTGGCGTGGATCACCCACGCGATCGAGCATGGCGAGCCTCTTCCCACCGACGCCCAGGTAGCCGACGAATACGGCTTCCGGTCGACCGAGCTGGCGCGGACGCTGCTGGCGGACCTTGCCGATGAGGGCAAGCTGACCGTTCGCACAACCGGCGGGGTACGTGAGATCACGCTGGGACGTCGGGCGCCCGGCGCGATCCAGGCGGCCCGCCCGCTTCCCACCCCGGGGAAGCGAGCGATCGCCGCCGATGATCCTGAGGTGGACGCGATCGTCGCGAAGATCGCGGGCATCGTTGGCCGGCCGGTCACGCCATCACCGGCACCGGCACCGGCCCCGGCCCCGGCACCGCCCCCACCCGAACCTGCATCGCTTCCCGTCACGACCGCGCCGGAACGCGCCGAAAAACGGAAGACGCTCGGCGCGATGGTGACGCCAGCCGTCTTCGAGCAGGTCAAGGAGATGGCCGCCCAGCGCAACGTCGCCACCGGGAGGTTCGCCGCCGAATTGCTGGACGTGGCGCTGGCAGGGCCGCCGGCCGGGGCGACCATCGCCCCCGAGCCCGCCGGGAAGCCCAAGCTGCGCGCCGCCGTGCTCCGCGCGGCTCGTGAGGATCCGCGCCCCTTCGACGAATTCGTCACCGCGCTGATCGACCTCGGCCTCGAGAGCTATCTTGAGTTCCGCGGGCTGGGGAGGGCAGCGGCATGAGCGCCGTGGCCGACCGCAGGAACGCGGCGCTGCTCAGGTGGCTCGAGGCGTGCGCTGCGCATGGCGATGCTTGCCCGTCCGGCACGGCAATAGCCGAGCGCTTCGGGCTCTCGCCGTGTCGTGGAACGGAGATGCTCGACCGTCTCCAATCGACGGGCCTCATTACGATCGCGGGCTCGCGCGGCCGCAAGGTGGTGACGATCGTCGCCACCGGCCGCGCCACCGTAGCGCCGCAACCCATGACCCCGCCACGCCGCGCGCGTGGCCGCATCGGAGCATCAGCATGAGTGATTTCCAAGACCAGCAGCTTTCCGTCGAAATCGTTGACGGCCGCCTGCTCATCTCCATCGGCACGGGCCTTCTGGTTCATGCCGTCACCAATGGGTCCGATTTCTGGGACGAGGTTGAGCTCGTCGTCACCGATCCCGAGGCCTTTGCCGCCGCGATCGCGGCCGAGCTTGAGCATGAAGAGGAGGACGGCACGACGCCGGTCCACCGGATGCTCGACAAGGCGGCAGAGCGGGCCGTCGAGAACGGCTGCGACGGCGTTGACGAAACCCCCGCTGACGAGCGGGAGGACGGTTGATGTCCGACAACGTGGCAGCCGAGCAACTGCGCCTCTTCATCGAACGCATCGAGCGGCTCGAGGAAGAGAAGAAGGGGATGAGCGACGACATCCGCGACGTCTACCTCGAGGCCAAGTCGCAGGGGTTCGACAGCAAGACCATGCGCAGCGTCATCCGGCTCCGGAAGATGGAGAAGGATGCGCGCGATGAGATGGACGCGCTGCTCGAAACCTACCGCAACGCGCTGGGGCTGCAGTGATGGGCGCCGGCAAGCCATCGCTTCAGGATCTGGCGAACCTCCCCGGGTTCGGCACTGCGGCCGCCGGCGTGCGCCAGCACTATGATCCGCAGTGGAAGCTGTTCGAGGTCGAGGATCCTGAGAGCGCCATCGTTTGGCGCGTGGAGGTCGAATGGTCCGAGACGACTTATGAAACCGAGACCTACGACATCCGCGCCGACACCGAGGAGCAGGCCCAGAAGATTGCGCGCGGTCGCTTCGATGACGACTGCCCTGGGTCCGGCGGTGAGATCGACATCGAGAACGTCAGCGCCTCGCGGGTGACGCACTAATGGTCGCCGCCTACGACTACGTCCGACGCCGCTACGGGGTGGACCCGATCGTCGGTCGCGCGGCTCGCCATCTCGAAACCGGCGAGGATTGCGTGATCGCCCGGCCGGGCCGTTCGCAGCAGCACTATGTCCGCGTCCGGTTCGCCGGCAGGCGCCACGCCGCCAACTCACACCCTACGGCGCTGGACTATGACCCAGCGCCGCGCATCGCGCTCGAGGCGCTGACGGCGCCGCTGGTCGCGTTCTTCGCGGCCCAGCCCGTGAGGATCTGGTCAGGGGAGCATCGCGCCTGGTGGCGGCCCGACTGCGCCGGCTACACGGTGCACGTCGACCGTGCGGGCATCTACTCGCTTGGCTATGCCTACAGCGCAACATCCCATGTCGGACCCGAGAAGCAGGTCAAGTTCGAGCAGGTGCGTGCGTGACGCCCGGCGAGCGATCATGGCTCGAGCGATCGATCGCCGCATGGGGCGAGCAGGCGGCGCAGATGCAGCGCATTGCCTGCACGCGCCAGTCGATCATCAATCGCGCCGGCGGCCTCGAGTCGGTCGTGGACGGCCTGCGCGCGCGGCTGGCCGCTGCGCCCGCCGCGCCGGCGGAGGAGCCCGCGCCGGCACCGGCCGCCCCGATCGCCGCCGACGAGGCCTTGCCCGCAACCGGCATGGGCGACTTCGGCCGCTATCAGGCCGAGGCGGAGGCCGGCGCCCGTGCGGACCCGATCTGGTTCATGCGCAGCAAGCGTGCGGGCATGATCTACAGCGCGATGGTCTGCCGACGCTTCGGCGATCACGAAACGGCCGCGCGGTACGAGGTGCGCGCCGATCGGGCCGATGATGCTTGTCGCGCCCCCGGACGCGTCAATGCGCCGGCCCCGGCCCCGATAGACATGCGGCCACCACCCATCGCCCTGCCGTTCACGGCCGGCCCGCAACTGGACCTCTTCGCATGACGTGCGACCATATCACCCTCCCGGGCGGCGGCTCCGCGATCGTCTGCTCGTCGCGGCGGCGCCAGCGCTGCAAATGCGGCCGGCCGGCGACCTTGGCCTGCGACTGGAAGGTCACCACCCGCAAGAGCGGCACCTGCGACGCTCCCTTGTGTGCGGGCTGCAGCACGTCGCCGGCGGCGGGCAAGGATCTGTGCCCCACGCACGCGGTCGCCTTCGAGGCGTGGAAGGCGGCTCGACCATGAGCGGGATGTTCGACCTGTTCGGCGACGCGGACCTGGCGCCGGCGGTGGCGCCCCGGCGTCAACCGGCGCCGGCGAAGCATCAACCCGCGGCGCCTGTCTGCCCGCCGAATGAGCCGGCCTGTAAACCGGTGGCGCCGGCGCTGGCGTCGTCGACGTGGGCGTACATCCACCCTGCCACTACGCCTGCCGGCCTGATTGCTTTCGTATGCATGTGCGGCGCGCGAGAGGATCGGCCGGCGCCGGCGCTCGACAACGTCACCTGCTGGCGATGCCACGAGCCGGAGGGCATGCGGCCCCGGCCTTGGCGTCCAGCGGCGGCCGATCTGGCGCGGCCTTTCCGCATATGAGCATCCGCATCATGAGTGCAGTGTGGTCGCTCGCACTGCCCGACAGCGAGAAGATCGTTCTCCTCGCGCTGGCGGACTGCGCGAACGACGAGGGTGTCTGCTGGCCCTCAATGGCATCGCTGGCGGCGAAGTGCAGCAAGACGGACCGGACCGTTCAGGCGGCCGTTAAATCGCTTGTCGTCGCTGGTCACCTGTCGCGCACGGAGCGGCCGGGCAAGGGGGTGCTTTACACTGTTCACCCTGACCGCACCCCGGAAACGGCTTCGGGGGCGAAACCGCTGCGCCCCGAAAGCACGACACCCCCGAAGCCAGCGACGCCAACCCCCGAAGCCGCTTCGGACAAACCGTCAAGAACCACCATCTCTCCTTCGAAGGCTACGCCTTCTTCGGAGCGCGAGGGCGGGGGCATGGCGGTTTCATCCGATCAGCCTCAGCCGGAAGCGAGCGGCACCATGGGTCCGGCACCCGGTAGCCCTGTATCCGCCAAACGCTGGAAGGGCATGCCACCGCCGGCAGCCGTCTCCGATGAGCAATGGGCCGGGTTCTTGGCGATGCGCCGGGCCAAGCGGCAGACGCTGACACCACGAGCCTACGAGCTGCTCTGCCGCAAGCTTGTGGACCTGACCGAGGCGGGTTGGCCGCCGGGGGATCTGATCGATCTCGCCGTCGAGCGAAACTGGACCACCGTCTACGAACCCCGGAACGAAAGATCCCCGAATGCCCAACGACATCACCAGGACAGTGGCCGGCGAGACGGCCCCGTCAACCCGATGGTCCGCGCCGCAGCTGACGACATCGCTCGCCGCCATGCTCGCGGTGAACGCGATCTGGAAGGATAACGACGCGCTCCCGGTGCTGAATGCCGAGGACAAGGCCTGCGCCGAGCGCGCGCTGGCGACCTACGATGCCGCTCCGCGCGGCTCGACTCCGGGGCGCATTTCCAAGTTCATGGCTACGCTTGCGATCCTCTATCCGGCTGCAAAGCTCACAGATCCGGAAGTGGAGTTGCGGCTCGAAGCGTACCAGATCGCACTGGCTGACATCGACGCGGACGTGCTGGCGCGCGCTTTCGACGCGGCATCCAAGACCTGCCGTTTTTTCCCGTCGGTTGCCGAGATCCGGGAGTGCGCACGCAAGGTGCCCGCACCAGACCGCATGATCGATGCCTGCCGGCTTCGGACGCTGCTGCTGTCACAACCGGCGGTGCCGATTGAACGGGCACCGTCGGTGCCGCTGACGGGGGAGGACATCAGGCGCATGTCGTCCGAGGTGAGACGGCTGGGTTTGAAGTGTGGTGCGCTGACGCAGGGCGAGATTGACGAGGCACTCGATGGCTACGAGGGGGCGATCGCGGCCGAATGAAGCAGTCCAGCCGCTCCACCAGCCAGCGCGTGCTGAGCGCGATCCGCGCGTACTTCGCCGACCACGAGATCCCGCCAAGCCATCAGGACATCGCCGAGCGCGCCGGTATCGCGTCCAAGCGGGTGCAGGGCTACGTCGAGAAGCTCGCGGCCGGCGGGTATCTGACCTACACGCGCCGCGTTGGGCGCTCGATCCAGCTGACCGATCGCCTCGCGAACTATTCGACCGACGACGTGCGACGGGCCTGCGCCGCGCGAGGGCTCTCTATCGTCAGCCTCGATCCGGCGCCGATCGTCGAGGGGGTGGCAGATTGGGGGCTGCCGCTGCTCGATAAACTCGACGACATACCGTGAACGCTGCCCGTCCCGGGTCGGCCGACCGGGGGTAACATGGGCAAGGGCACGAAGGTTCGGACGACGGCGAAGCGCGACGTGCTGGCCGACACCGCGGCGGCATCCGATCTGCCGCACGCTCAGCGCGACAGCGCACGCCTGCACCTTGCCGAGACGAACATCGTTGATGGCCACACCCGCACCGCATCGGAAACGGTGCGCCGTCTGACGCGGGTCGAGCTGCTCGAGCGCGCCGGCGTGCTCGAGCGCCACGAGGCGCAGGCCTGTGACTGGTACGCCGAGATCGCGGCGCTCGCCTGGGACACGACCGGCTGCACCGCCAATTACGAGGGCGGGCGAGGGGGCGGCGGCGCGGCGCATGCCCCTGACAGTCTGATGGCCCGGTTCCAGACCATCGCCGACGCCCGGGCCGATTACGCCGAGGCCCGCAAGATGCTCGGGGAAACGATGGGTGACGCGTTCGAGGCGATCGTATGCAGGAACGAGGCCCTCGGTCCGGCCGCCGCCACCGCCTTTCCCGAGCTGAAGCGCAGCCAGGCGGGGGAGCGCCTGCGCTCGACCGTGAAGTTCTGCGCCAATGTGCTCCACCAGCGTTTCGGCAAGCTCATGGGCTGGCTGGAAGCGGCGGAGCGGGTAGCCCCCCGTCCGGCGGTGGCGCGCGCGCCCACGCCAGCCCCGGCGCCGGTCGAGCGGCAGCTGCACCAGGATGTGGTCGACGCGGTCGCGGCGGCGCACCGGGATGGGGTTGCGCCCGACGAACTGTGGATGGCAGCGACCTGCCATGCCGCGCTCTGCCGTGAGCTTCGCCTGTCCCAGATAGTCGAGGTCGAGGGGTTGCTCGTCGTGGTTCGTGATGACTGGCGCTGGGGCTATGTTCCCATCGCCAGTGGCCGGGTGGCGATGGCCGCCTGATCGTTCAGGTTGACGACCGGCAAAACTTAGGGCAAATCGCCACCATCCGAATATGCGCCCGGGGTCGAGAGGCCGCCGGGCTTTTCTTTGCCCGGAGGCGATGATGGCCCAGCCACTCCCCGAGCGTCGCCTCAGCCTGTCCGAACAGATCAGCGAGCAGGTTGACCGCCTGTGCTCGCTGGCAGTGGTCGCGGCCGACGAGCGCCGGCCTCACCAACGCACCGAGCAGCTGCTCGACGGCCTCGATGAAGTCGGCCGCGCATGCCGGCGTCTTGGGCGCGGCTGATGGACGAGGGGCTGCGCCTGTTCGTCCGGTGCGTTGGCGTGCTGGTCATGCTGATGCTTGCCAAGGATGAGCCGCTGGTGCGCCTGCCGATCGAACAGGCGGTGCGGCGGATCGTCAGACGGCTGGATTAACCAGATCCTTAGACGTCGCCGGCTACGTGCATCAGTTCCCAGCCTTGGCGGATCAGGAGCGTCGAATGCCCCGCAGGCTTCTGAACTGCGTGAAGGGTGCGACAGCAATCGAGTACGGCTTGCTCGCCGCCTTGTTGGCGCTCGTTCTGGTCGTCGCGCTGCCGGCGCTGACGCACGAGCTCAGGTCGAACTTGGTTCGCGCGCGTGAGGGGATGAAGGGCAAGCCTTGCTCGAGCGATCCGCTCGCAGGTGGAACCCAGTGCGGCTGAGGTAGCCCCCCCCCTTTTGGGTCCTTCCGGGGCCAAATCGTATACGGGGCGCAAAGGCGCGTAGCTTTCCCAGCTATGAGTTCTGAAAGGGGTTGCCACCTGTGAGCGATCTCGTCTCGGTGCGGCAGTTCGCGAAGCTGGACGGATGCAGCCACACCCTCGTCGGGAAGGCAATTCGCGAAGGAAAACTGCCGCTTAGCGCCGACGGGCGGCTCGATCCCGCGCTCGCCGGCAGCGGCTGGCGCAAGCAGAACCGGGGTGGCAACCCCAGTGGCAACACCGCGAAAGTTGCCACGCCTGTTGCCACCCCCGGCAAAGCGAAGACGCCGGCAGCCGCTGCGCCCAAGCGAGCCCCGGTCATCGCCTTCTCCGACGCGCTCGAGGATGGCGACACCGTCGTCGAGGACACGATCGACTTCATCGCCGAGGTGCTGGCCGGCCGCTTCGTGCTGACGGGCGATGCCGAGCGGGTGAAGGAAAACGCGCTCGCCGCGAAAAACCTGCTCGCTGCGCGGAAAGAGGCGGGCGACCTCGTCGATATCGAAGTCGCCGAGGCCATCCTGTTCGAACAGTCCCGCCAGTTTCGCGATGCCTGGATGAACTGGCCGGCGCGGGTGGGGCCGATGATCGCCGCCGAGCTGGGCGTGTCGCCCGACGCGGTGGTGGAGGCGCTGAACAAGTATGTCCAGCAGCAGCTCCAGGATCTCGGCGAGCCAGAAGCGGAGTTCGCAGAAGCCGGCGAAGGATGACCGGCTGCGGCGCGCTTGGCGCCGCGGCCTGACCCCTCCGCCCTACATCAGCCTGCCCGACTGGGCGGATCGTTATCGGCGGCTCGCGAAGGAGGCGGGCAGCACGTCGGGCAAGTGGCGGACGTCGACCGTCGAGGTGGCGCGCGGGGCGATGCTAGCGGTCACCGAACCCGGCGTTCACGTCCTGACCGCAATGGTTTGCACGCAGCTGCTCAAGACCGCGTTGCTCGAGACGATCGTCGGCTATCACGCCCACGTCAAACCCGTGCCGATGCTGCTGGTGCAGCCGAAGGAAGCGGCGGCCGAGCAGTTCTCGAAAGAGCGGATCTCGCCCATGATCCGGGCGACGCCGGTGCTGCGCGAGCTCATGGGTTCGCGCAAGACGCGCACGGCCGAGGAGACGCTGCTCTACAAGGGTTTCCCCGGCGGCTTTCTGGCACTCGCCGGCGCCGGTTCGCCGGACAACCTCGCCCGCCGGCCCGTGTGCATCACGATGTACGACGAGGTCGACAAATACGTCCTCACCCGTGAGGGCGACGCGATCGGGCTGGGCGACGAGCGGCAGGCCACGTTCTCGGAATATCTTTCGGTCCGCGTGTGTTCGCCGACGATCGAGGGTGAGAGCCGGATCGAGGCCAGCTACATTTCCGGCGACCAGCGGCAGGCGTCGGTCGAGTGTCCCGCCTGCCGGCATCGCCAGTTTCTCGATTTCTTCCGCCACGTCGAATGGGACAAGACGCTCGACGAGGCGGGCAACGTCGTCGCGCACCATCCGCGCACCGCCCGGATCTATTGCGAGGCGTGCGGCGTCGGCTGGGACGAGGGCGCGCGGCTCAGCGCGATCTCCGGCACGGCATCGACCATCCGCTGGCACCAGACGAAGCCTTATGCGTGCTGCGGCCAGCATCACGACCCGCTGGCTGACTATGAAGAGGCGTGGCGCGGCGGCGTCGATGATCCGGTCGCGGCGATCTGGGACTGGTGGGCGGGGCCGCGCCACGCGGTCTACCGGGTCCGATGCCCTGACTGCGGTAAATGGCCGGTCGATAACGAGCATGCCAGCTTCACGGCGGGCAAGCTGTTCTCGCCTTGGCCGAAGGACGCACCGCCGAAGCAGGCGACGAAGTGGCTCGACATGAAGGACGACCCGGACCAGCGGGTGGTCTTCGACAACACGCAGCGCGGCCGGCCGCACCGTCGATCGACCGGCAAGGATCTAAGCGCCGAGAAGCTGGCGGCGCGGGCCGAGAGCTGGCCGGGTGAGATCCCGGACGGTGCCGGCCTCGTGACCGTCGGCGGCGATACGCAGGACGATCGCGTCGAACTCGAGTTTGTCGCGTGGGGCGCGAACGAAGAAAGCTGGACGATCGCCTTCGTGGTGATCGACGGCGACACCGCGAGCCTCGCGCTATGGGAGCGCGTCGACGAGCAGCTGTTGCGCACCTTCCGCCGGGCGGACGGCCGGGAATTCGGTGTCGAGGCGGCGTGCATCGATTCGGGCGGCCACCGCACCAATGAGGTCTATGCATTCGCCAAGGCGCGCCTCGCGCGCCGGATCTGGGCGATCAAGGGCGCGTCGGAGAAGAACGGGCAGCGCGCGCCGGTCTGGCCGACGGTCAAACCGTCGAACCGCAAGCGGTCGCAGTACAAGCCCACCGTTATCGGGGTGAATGCCGCGAAGGATACGATCCGGGCGCGACTGGAAGAGGTCCACGAGCCCGGACCGGGTTTCATGCACTTCGATGCTCGTCGGGAGCTCGCCTGGTACGAGCAGCTCATCGTTGAGCGGCGCGTGCTGAAGGTCGTTTCCGGATCGCGCTTCACCGTATGGGAATGCCCCAAGGGCAAGGCGAACGAGGCGCTCGACTGCCGGGTCTATGCCTATGCTGCCCTGCAGGGCCTGATCCATTTCGGCCTGCGGTTGAACGAGCGGGTCGAGCAGGTGGCGAGCCGCTGGATCGCCCAGGCGGCGCCTGAACCCGATGCAGCTGCCCCGCCGGACGCGTGGGTGCAGTCCGACGCCGCCGGCAGCGGCGAAAGCTGGTTATGATGGAGGCGCACATGGCGTTCACGACGGCTGACGCCGAAGCGCTGCGCACGGCGATCGCCACCGGCGCGATGAAGGTCCGCTATGCCGACGGCCGCGAGGTAACCTATCGGTCGCTGGCCGAGATGCGCGAGATCCTCCGCATGATCCAGGCCGACGTGCAGAGCGACGCCGGCGCACGGTGCCGCACCTCCGTGGCGTCGTTCTGACGTGACGTGGCTCGACCAGGCCATCGGCTGGCTGTCGCCCGGTGCCGGTGAACGTCGCATTGCGGCGCGCCGGCGCATCGATATGCACGGCCGTGCCTACGACGCAGCCAAGCGGGATCATCGCACCGCCAGCTGGCAGGCCGGCGGCACCGATGCGAACGCCGAGGTGGGCGCCAGCGAGGAGATCGTCCGAAACCGCTGTCGGGATCTGCTGCGCAACAACGGCTGGGCGCTTCAGATCGTCGACACCTTCGCCGACCATGTCGTCGGCACCGGCATCGTCGGTGCGCCGACCGGGCTGAAGGGGCGCAACGCCAAGAAGGTCGCGGCCAACTGGCGCGGATGGAGCGAGGCCTGCGACCACGACGGCGACCATGACTTGAACGGCCTGCTCTGGCTGTCGACGAAGGGCATGGCGGAATCGGGAGCGGCGATCATCCGCTTCCGGCGCCTGCAGTTCGACGCCAGCGTGACGGTCGCGCCGCTGCAGCTGCAGGTGATGGAGCCCGACTTCCTCGACCCACTGAAGAGCGGTTCGCTGAACGGTGGCGGCTATATCGATCGCGGCATCGAGTACGACGGAAAGGGGCGCAAGGTCGCCTACTGGCTGCTGCCGGCTCACCCGGGCGACGTCGCCCAGTTCCGCAGCCGCTCGATGCAGAGCGAGCGCGTACCGGCGAACGAGATCGTTTACCTCTACAACAAGCTGCGCCCCGGGCAGGACCGCGGCATGCCGCTGCTAGCGCCGGCGGTGATGACCCTGCGCGATCTGCGCGGCTATCTCGATGCCGAGCTGGTCCGCAAGCGCATCGCCTCGTGCATGGCCGGTTTCATCACCGAGAAGGAGGGCGACAACGGTGTTGCCCTGACCGACCCGAAGACGGGTCAGGCGCTGGCAAAGAAGTTCGGCCGCCTCGTCGAGAAGTTCGAGCCGGGCATGATGACCCGCCTGTTCCCGGGCGAGGATATCACGATGGCGACCCCGCCGAACGCGCCGGGGATTGCCGAGACGGCGCAATATTACCTCCGCGAGGCGGCGGCCGCCGCAGGCGTGATGTACGAGCATGCCACCGGCGACTTTTCGGGTGTGAACTACTCCAGCTGGCGCGCCGGCCATCACGGGTTTCGCCGCCGCATGGAGCGGATCCAGTGGCTTGTCGTCGTGCACAAGCTCTGCCGCGTCATCGCGCAGCGCTATCGTGAGGCGGCACTCGCCGCGCAGCTGCTGCCGGCGGCGAACTTCGGCTGGCGCTGGACGCCGCCGGGCTTCATCTCGGTGGATCCGTACAAGGATGCGCAGGCCGATCTCGCCAACCTGCGGATGGGCAAGGTGACGCTGAGCCAGCTCGTCGAGGAGCGCGGGTACGACTATCTCGAGTTCCTCGCGCAGTATGCCGAGGACATTGCCGCTGCCGAGACCGCGCTGGGTGCCGGCGTCATGTTCGACGGCGATCCGCGCAAGGTGATGAACCCCGCCAAGGGCGACAACACAGGCGGCGGGAAAAAGGCCGACGAGGCCTCCAACGACAGCACCGACGCCGCCGACGCGGCCTGACCCCGGAGATCGCAATGACCCAGCCGAACGCCGCGCCACCGGCCACCGAAACGCGTGTCGACGCACAAATGGTCACCCGCCAGCTGCTGATCCGCAGCGAGACGTTCAATCCCGAGGCGAACACCGTCGATGTCGTCTTCACCACCGGCGCGCGCGGCACGCGCTTCTCCTGGGCACGCTACGAACAGATCGACGAAGAGCTGTCGACGGATGCCAGCGCGGTCCGCCTCGATCGCCTGAACCGGGGCGCGCCAGTCCTCAACACGCATCGCAGCTACGAGCTTGCCAACCAGATCGGCGTCGTCGTGCCGGGCTCGGCCCGCATGGAAGGCGGCGAGGGTATCGCGACGCTGCAGCTCTCCAGTCGCGATGACGTCAAGCCGATCGCGGCCGACATCGCTGCCGGCATCATCCGCAACGTGTCGGTCGGCTACCTCGTCCACACCTTCGAGATCACCGAGAACGAGGGCCAGCGCGCGCTTTATCGCGCCGTCGACTGGGAGCCCTACGAGATCAGCTTCGTGCCGATGCCCTTCGATGTGGGCGCGCAGGTGCGAAGCGCAGAGCCCGCGCAGGGCGGACACCCCTGCATCATCCGCCGCACTTCGCCGGCAGCCCAGGAGACCACTATGACGACTGCGCCTACGCAGCCGACCGGCGATAACCCGGCCGATCCCAGCACTCGCGCCCCCGACGCGGTGATCGATGTCACGCCGACGAACGTAACGACCCAGCAGCGGCAGGCGCCCGCCACGGTCACCGTCGCGGCGATCCGCACCGCCTCGCGCAACGCCGGCCTGACCGACGATGCGACGTTCGAGCTGATCGAGCGGCACGAGGCGACGCCGCTGACCAACGACGCGCTGATGGCCGATATCGGCCGCCGCTTCGCCGAGCGCGACAGTTCGGCACCGACCAACAGCCGGATTTCGGTGACGCGCGATGCCGGCGACACCCAGCGCCGGGGCATGGAGGAAGCGATCCTCCACCGCATGACCCCGCGTGGCCAGCTCGCCGAGGTCGGCCGCGCCTATCGCGGCATGTCGCTGCTGCGCATGGCCGAGGAGCATCTCGCCGCCGCCGGCGTCAACGTGCGCGGCATGTCGGCCAACGAGATCGCCGAGCGCGCGCTGCACACCAGCAGCGACTTCGCCAACCTCGTCGGCAATGGCCTGCACCGCCGCCTGCGCGCCGCCTACGACGAGAACCAGCCGAGCTATCGCCTGTGGGCACGGCGCGCGCCGAACGCGCCTGACTTCCGCAGCATCGACATCGTTCAGATGTCGGCGATGCCGGACCTCGTGAAGACCAATGAGGCAGGCGAGTTCCGGTACGGCACCGCGACCGACGGCAAGGTCAGCTACGGCATCGCAACCTATGGCCGCATCATCGCCTTCAGCCGGCAGCTGCTCATCAACGACGACCTGCGCGCGCTCGAGCGTGTCGCCACCGGCTTTGCGGCCGCCGGCGCCCGGCTCGAGAACCGGACGGTCTATGCGCAGATCACGTCCAACCCGGTGATGCCGGACGGGATCCCGCTGTTCCACGCCGATCACGGCAACCTTGGCACCGGCGCGATCTCGCCGACGTCGCTGGCCGCGATGCGCAAGGACATGCGCCTGCAGAAGGGGCTGCAGAAGGAGGAGCTGAACCTGATGCCCGAGCACCTGCTGGTGCCGGCCACGCAGGAGCAGCTGGCCTACCAGTACACGAGCTCGCAGTTCGTGCCGGCCAAGGCGACCGACGTGAACGAGTTCCGCGCCGGCGGCCGCACCGCGCTCGATCCGGTGGTCGAGGCGGTGCTCGACGGCAACTCCACCAGCGCCTGGTACGGTGCCGCCTCGAACGCGCAGGTCGACACGGTCGAATATGCGTACCTCGAAGGCTCCGAGGGCGTGCAGATGTCGAGCCGGATGGGCTTCACCGTCGACGGCGTCGAAATGAAGGCAAGCCTCGATTTCGCGGCTGCCGTCATCGACCACCGCGGCCTCTGGAAGAGCGCCGGCTGATCGCCGGCTCTGCCGCCGCCACCATAATCTGACGACGCGCAGGCGGCCGGTAAGCCGCGCCGCCTGCGCCCTGCTTCGGGAACCGAGACATGGCCAAGAACTATCGCCACAAGGGCGACACCTGCACCTTCACTGCCCCCTATGCCGTCGCCTCCGGTGGCGGCTTCCAGGTTGGCTCGCTGTTCGCCGTTGCCCAGTCGGATGCCGCCCAGGGCACGCCGGTCGAGGGTGACGTCGTCGGTGTCTGGACGCTGCCCAAGAGCACCGCCGCTAGCACCGACTTCACCGCCGGCACCAAGCTCTACTGGGACAACACCGCCAAGCTGGTGACCAAGACGGCGGGCTCGAACCTGCTGATCGGCGCCGCGCTCGGCGATGCCACCGTCGCCGATGCAACCTGCGCGGTCCGCCTCAACGGCGTGGCCGCCTGATCCCGACCATCGTCGCGGCCGGGCATCCTCCCGGCCGCGATCGCATCGAGGCACGCCCATGACCCTGATCCACCTTCACGGCCCCGCGCTCGACAAGCGCGGACACTATCGCGACGCCGGCACCGATCTGCTGGTCGGCTCCGCCGGCGATGACGACGTCACCGAGGAAGCCGCAGCCGAGCTCGTCGCCGACCTGCGCGCCGTCGAGCCTGCCGAGGCCGAGTGATGGCGGACCCGTTCGCTGTCGGCCTGGCCGCGATCGACGCAGTGATGCGCAAGCCGGTGCTCTACACCGGCGGCGGGCTCGTCTCCGCGCCGATCACGGCGATCTATTCCGACACGAGCGGGGCGCCCTTCAACGGCCCGGGCAACACCGTCCGGCAGGTGAGCTTCGAAATCGAGCAGAGCGCGCTGCCGCAGCGGCCGCGCAAGAACGACGTCATCGAGCGCGCCGGCGTGCGCTGGAAGGCGAACGACATCACCGACCGCGACGATATCGGCCGCTGGGTCGTGGTGGTCGTTAAATGACCGCCGCCCGGTGGCAGATCATTGCGGCGGCCGAGGCGCGGCTGGCCGCGATCGCCGGCATCGCGTGCATCGAGATCAACCCGAGCGGTGACCCCGATGCATACCCCGCGCTCGGCCTCCACGATCGCGGGCATCGCGTGATCGAGGGCGAGGCCGGTGCGACGCGGTACGTGCTGACGCTGATGGTCGACGGGTTCGTCCAGGGCGAGGGCGTCGACGGCGCAACGCTGAGCGCGCTCTATGCCGACGTCGTCACCGCCCTCGTTACCGAGACGCCGTTCGAGGAGCTGCCCGGCGCCGTCGAGAATGTCGACGAGGTCGATACCGATGTCGAGATCGCCGAGCTCGCCTCCGAGCGCCGGCTCGGCTTCGCCACCTCGTTCGAGATCCAATTTTCCACCCCCCGCGGCGATCCGTCGCGCTTCGCCTGATTCGAGGAACCCGACATGGCCGATCCCATCATTCGCCCGAAAAACGTCCTGGTGATGTTGAAGCTGGAAGCGACGGAGGGCACTGACGCGACCCCGTCCGCCCTGCTCGACGCCATCCCGGTCGAGGCGGACTCGGTCGAGTACAACGCGCCGTTCGCGATCGAGCAGTCGAACGAGGCGACCGGCTCGCTGGTGGCCGGTGCGCCGCTGGTGATCGGGCAGGCCGCAACGATCAGCTTCCGCTCCAAGCTGAAGGGCGCCGGCAACAACGTCGCCTACACCGCCAGCGTGAAGCCGCCGTTGCACCAGGCGCTCCAGGCGTGCGGGCGGCGCGGCCAGTTCACCGCGGCAATCCTGAACGAGACGGTGAGCGCCGGCACGTCGGTGACCGCGACCCTGTCGTCGGCGTTCCTCGCCGCGCAGGCCGCCTACCTCGGCATGCCGCTGCGCGTTGTGAGCGGCGCCGGGGCTGGCACGACGACCATCATCCTCGACTACAACGCCGCCCGACGTGCCGAGATCAACGATATCTTCGCGCCGCCGATCGACACGACCAGCGTGGTGACGCTGCCGGCGAACTGGACCTATGCCGGCACCTCGCCGCGTGACGTCGCCTCCCGTCTGACCGATCATCCCTCGGGCACGATCTACATCAACGAGGATGGCGTGCTGCGGAAGTTTGTGGCGTGCCGGGGCGTCGTGAACCTTACCGGGCAGAGCGCGCGACCGGGCTTCGCCGAGTTCAGCTTCACCGGCATCTACGTCGGCAAGGCGGACATCGCGATCCCGAGCACGATCGTCATCGCCAGCCATTCCGGTCCGACGCTCGTGCAGGGCACGAGTGGATCCTTCGCGGTATCTCTCGGCCGCAAGCCGCTGCCGATCTCGCAGTGGACCCTGTCCAACGGTGGCGACGCGATCGAGTCCCCGGATGATCCGAACACGCCGCAGGGCTATGGCCCGGGTGTGATCGGTGGCCGCGTGCCGACGCTGGCGCTTGATCCGCTCGCGACCACCGTGGCGGCGCGCAACCTCGATACCGACATCGGCGCCGGCAACCGCCTGCCCGCCGTGCTGCGCGCCGGCACGATCCCGGGCAACAGCTGGTCGCTGACGCTGCCCAAGGGCCAGCCGGTGAGCGCGGATCCGACCAAGCGCGGCAACCTGCGCGCCGAGCAGGTGGGCATCCAGGCGATCGGCGCCGGTTTCGACGCGTACACGCGCGACACCGAGTCCGTGCTCTGCTTCTACTGAGGGAACGACCATGATCCCGATCTCGACTACCGAGCCGGCTCGCTGGACGCCCCCGTGGCGCGCTGCTGCGACGCCGGTGCCGGTCTACCTGTTGCGCGCCGCCGGTGTGGTGGAGCGTGAGCTGATCGAGGCCGAGCTCGCTGGCGAGCATCGCGCCGGCGCGGTCTATCCGTTCCAGCTGCGCGCCGCCTTCACCGCCGGCGTGCATGCGCTGATCGGTGAGACGGCGCCCGAGGATGCCGAGCGGCTCGTCCAGCTGATCGCTCAGCGTGATGCGGCCGAGGGCGGCGAGGCGCTGTCCGACGACGAACTGGCGCTGATCGCGGCAGCCGAGCAGGTGATGACGGAGCATTATCCGGCCTATCGCGCGCTCATCGCGCAGGCGCAGCGTCGCGAGGCGCTGGCGCCGGTCGTTGCCTTCCAGCGGTTGTGTGTCGGCTGGGAGAACGTCTCGGCCCCCTACGCGCGCGACTGGTCCGGGGTAACGCCGGCGGCGATGGCGGCGATCGACCCGTTCGAGCTGCGCGTCGCCGGCCGTGCCGCCTACAACATGCTCTACGCGGGCGCGCAGTCGGGAAACTGAGAGCGGCGCTGGCGTGCCGGCGGCGCCCGCGCGACTTCGAGTATGACGCCGAGGCTTCGGGAGGCTGGTGGATCGCCGGCACCGTCTGGAAGCGGAACCCCCTGACCCAGATCCCACGTGGCGTGTTCAGCGTCGTCGACCTGTGGTTCGCCACGCGCGCGCACGGCGGGCAGATGGGCGGGCGGATCCTCCCCTGTGCCGGCGCGATCGCCGACCAGCCGGCGGCGCTGATGGACGCCTTCATGCTGCTCGACTCGTTCGCCCGGGAGGAAGAAGCCTGATGCCGAACATCCTCGACGCACTGACGATCGATTTCGCCAAGCTGGGTGCGGACCGCAAGCGCGTCGAGAAGGCCGTCCTCGAGGCAGAGCGCGCAGCCGTCGCCGGTGTCGGCAAGGATGCGGAGCGCGCGCTCGAGGCGGCGACGGCGGCCGGTGGCCTCGGCAAGCTCGCCAAGGCGTGGAACAGCCAGATCTACCCGAAGACGGGCCTCGCCCAGGGGCCGGCCGTGCTGCTCTATCCCAAGGGCGGCGACCGGACCAAGGGTGCGATCCGTGGACAGGTCGAGGGCGGCCGGATCGGCGCCCGCAGCGGCCAGACGATCGCGGTGCCGACCAAGGCGGCGGCGCTGAGCCTGCGCAAGCGGCGGCCGACGCCTGCCGAATGGGAAGCGGCGACAGGGATCAAGCTCGTTCCGGTCGAACGGCCAGGCAAGCCCACGCTGCTCGTCGCCGCGGGGATTCGCCTGACCAAGGCTGGCCGGGTGCGCGGCGCCAGCGCAACGGCCATCCAGCGTGGTCGCTTCGCCTCGGCCGTGATCTTCGTGCTCGTGCCCAGCATCAGCCTGCGGTCGCGGTTCTCGGTAGAGGGCACTCTGCGCCCGTATGGCGCCCGGGTTGCGAACGATTTCGCTCAACGCGCCAGCCGCATCGCCTGATCGACCGAAGGAGAGCCCGATGCCATCAGTCGACATCGTCGCCCGCCTTAAACTGGCCGGTGAGCAGTTCTCCTCCGAGTTCACCCAGCGGATGGACCGGATCGAGAAAGAGGCGACGACCGCCTCGGCGCGAGTGAGTGGCGCGTTCGAGAAATTGAAGGGGCTGGGCGGCATCACAGTTGCCGGCCTCGGCGTCGCGGCCTTTGCGGCAGCAGCGCAACGCGCACTCGACTATGCGTCGAGCCTCGGTGAAACCTCCCAGCAGCTCGGTGTCACGACGCGCGACCTCCAGGTCTATCGCTATGCCGCCACGCAGGTGGGGCTAGGGCAGGAGGAGATGGACAAGTCGCTTGCCAAGCTGACGGTCCAGCTCGGCAAGGCATCGCTCGGGGCCGAGAAGCCGTCGAAGGCCTTCGCCGCTCTGGGTGTCGAGGTTCGCGATGCCAGCGGCCACGTGAAGACGGCCGGCCAGGCCATCCCCGAACTGGCCGACGCGATCTCTAAAATCGAGGATCCGGCCCGTCGTGCCGCACTGGAAGTGGAGCTGTTCGGCAAGACCGGCCAGAAGCTCGACACGCTTCTCGCCGGGGGCAGCGCGCAGATCAGCGAACTTGCGGCGAATGCAGCCCGCCTTGGCTTGGTGCTCTCCGACAGCGTGATCGCACAGGCCGATGAGGCGGCCGACAAGATCAGCGAGATGCGGCAGGTGCTCGATGCACAGTTCGCGAACGCGATCGCCCAGAACGCCGGCGCGCTTGTCCTCCTCGCCGACGCCGCCACCCGCGTTGCCACTAGCATGCCCGAGGCGATCCGTCAGGCGACCGGGCTTGCCCGGGTGCTGCAGAACGAGGGGATCGTTGGTTATCTGCGGTCGGACAAGGCTCGTCTCGATCAGGCATCGACGCCGCGGGGTTACGCCCAGGCGAAGATCTCCGATTATCGCGATGCCGCCGACGACTATAATCGAGCGAAGGCCGGCGGCGGATCACAGCCTGCGGTCGACGCGCGTCTGGCGCGAGCGAGGAAGCTACGGGCCGACGCGATCGCGGCCGTCGCCATCGCCGACGCGCAGGATCGAGCCGCCGCCGCACCCAAGCCCACACCTGCTGGTGACGGCATCGACTCCTTCTTGGCCGGAGCGTCGCCCAAGCCGAAGTCGGCCGGCAAGTCCGACGCGCAGCGCGAAGCCGAGCAGCGCGCCAAGGACGGCGAGCGGGCTTCCAAGGCGCTCGACGAGCAGATCGCCAAGGCGGACGATCTCGCCCGTATCGAGCAGACCCGCCTCCAGTACGGTGATCGCGAGGCCGACGCGCAGGAGGCGGTCGCGCGTGTGCGGGATCAGAACCGCGATATCGTCGAACGGACCGTGCCGCAGTTGCAGGCCGCCTATGGCTGGACCGAACAGCAGGCGCGCGCCGCTCTCGATACCGTGCGGGCGCTTGAAGATCAGGCCGAGCTCACCTCCAAGCAAGCGACGGACGCGAAGGCACTGGCTGCTTCCGCGCAGGAGCGGGCGAAGGTCGAGGAGGACGCGGCGCGGGAAACCGAGCGCCTTCAGGATGAGCAGCGTCGCCGCCAGGAGGAGACCGTGCGCGGCCTCGCCGACTTCTACCGCGATGCGTTCGAGGGCGGCTCCGGGTCGATCTGGAAGACCTTCAAACAGATGGGCCTCGACGCGATCAGCGAGATCGCGGCGCGGTACACGCTGGCGCTGCTGAGCGGAAAGAGCACTGATCTTGGATCGATCGTCTCGTCGGCCTCGGGAACAGGATCGCCACTGGGCAGCCTGATCGGCGGCCTCGGGTCGATCGGCGGATTGCTGAAAGGTGGCAGCTCGGCGGCTGGCGGCATCAACAATGTCGCCCAGACCCTCGGCATCGCCAGCAGCGGCGGCACTGCGGCCGCCGGCAGTGGCTTGCTCGGCGGTCTCGGTGGCGCCGGCTCGGCATTGTCGGCGGCAGCGCCCTATCTCGCGGTCGCGGCAGTCGCGCTTCCGGTTATCTCCGGCCTGCTGAAGAGCACGAAAAAGGGTTCGGCGACGATCGGGTTCACCGGCGGGGATCTGGGCGTCACCTCGACGACCGGGAGCAGCGCCAGGTTCAAGGCGGCCGCCGATACCGCCGCCGGCAGCGTCATCGCCGGGCTGCAGAACATCGCCGATCAGTTGGGCGGCACTCTCTCGGGCAGCCCGTCAGTCTCGATCGGCGTGCGCCATGGCGACTACCGCGTCGACACCAGCGGGTCGGGCAAGACCAAGATCAAATCCGGCGCGATCGACTTCAACGACGATCAGGAAGCGGCGGTGAAATACGCCATCGCCGACGCGCTGAAGGATGGCGTCCTTACCGGCGTCAGCGCTGCCACCAAGCGGTTGCTGGCGGGCGATGGCGACATCGACGAGCAGCTGGCCAAGGCGGTGCAGCTCGAAAGCATCCCGAAGCTGCTGAAGGCGCGCCTCGATCCGGTCGGCGCCGCGGTCGACACCGTGAACGACAAGTTCGCCGCGATGGTGAAGGTGCTCGACGAGGCGGGCGCCTCGGCCGAGCAGCGCGCCGATGCAGAGAAGCTCTACCGGCTCGAGCTGGACGAAGCCAAGGCGAGCGCGAAGAGCGCGGCCGCCAGCCTCGAGGAGTTCCTGTCCGGGTTGAATGCGGGCAGCGGCTCCACGCTATCGCTGCGCGACCAGGAGGCGTCGGCGAAGGCGGCGCTCGACCCGTACCTCGCCAAGATCGACGCCGGCGTCTCGATCGATCAGCAGGCCTATCTCGCCGCTGCGCAGACTTTTCTCGGGGTCGAGCGCGAGCTGCACGGATCCACGCAGGCCTTCTTCGACGCGCAGGCGGCGATCCAGGCGGCGACGGGCAAGGCGATCAGCACGATCGAGAACGCCACGCCGATCAGCGGCAGCTCGGCCGACCCGTTCGTGAAGGCGACGGCCGCGGCGGCCGAGAAGACGGCGGCGGCCGCGCAGACCGGCAACGAGATCGCGGACACCCAGACCGACCTTCTCCGCCGCATCGTCGAGGCGCTGGAGAGCGGCGGCAGCGGCGCGGGGGTGAGCGCCTTCTTTGCCGATGCACGGGGGTATGCCTGATGCCGTTCGATCCCGCGCTCGATGCGCCCGGCCTGCGTGAGCAGACCGTCGCGACCTGGTCCAACCCGTCGATCTCGCTGCGCTACCCCTCAGCGCGCGACGCGCAGGCCGATCCGGCGGCCGGCTTCTTCGACACGATCGTCCACGCGCAGGTGATGGTGGACGCGCGCGCCGTGCTGCTCGGGGTCGAGCGGCGGCGCTTCGTCGTCCTGGCGCAGGACGTCATCTGGCTCGATCCGTCGCTCGGCCTGCCGAGTGTCACGCTGACCGATGCGGAGCAGGGCGCCGGCGGCACCTTCATCGTCACCCGTATCGAGGTCAATCTCGAGGCGGGCACCACCACCCTCGAACTGTTCGGGTGATCTGATGGCGCACGCATGGCTCATGCGCCCCCTGCCGATGGTGGTGCTGTCGCCGCTCGGCGCGACGGTGGGCAGTCCCTCCTATCTGGCGAACGACTACCTCGGCGTCGTCTGGGGCAACGCGGGCACCAGCATGGTCGATACTGGCAGCGGGACTTCCTATCACCTGATCGACTTCGATCTTGGCAAGGACACCCTCGTCGACACGATCATCGCGCTCGGCATGACCAGCCTGCCTGTCGACTCGATCGCACAGGTGTGGGCCGCGACCTCGGCGCAGGGGCCATTCAGCGGCGACGCCTGGATCGGCCCGAGCTTTCAGCCCTATGCCGGATCCGCGCAGTTGCCGAGCGGCGAGCTGACCTTGCAGTGGAGCGCGCCGCTGAACGGCACGCCGCCGATCGCGCGCTACTGGCGGATCCTGATCTACTCGACCACGCGATTCTACTTCCAGATGCGGCGTGTGCTGATCGGCCGCCGGTTCTCGCCGGCGCGCAACTTCTCCAACGGCGCGGCCTTCGGGGTCCGGGATCTCGGGACCGCAGACTTCTCGCGGCGCGGGGTGCTGTTGCGGACCCGGGGCGCGAAGCTGCGCACGGTCGGGCTCACCTTCTCCAGCCTCTACAAGGATGAGCTGGAAGAAAAGCTGCAGCCGTTGCTGGAGTATCTGGGCAACACCGAGATGCTGGCGCTGATCACCGATCCGGATCCGCACGCGCAACGGTCGCGCCGGACCTTCTACGGGCAGCTCGTCGGCGAGGTCGGCAGCATCCAGCGCCGCGCCGGCGCCTGGCAGGCGGCCATCAATCTCGTGAGCCTCATGTGATGCTCGGCGTCGTAGTCCAGATCGACGGATACGATCCTGTCGCCTCCGCCCCCGTGACGCTGCGCATGGCGAGTGACGACGATCAGCGGCTCTGCGAACTCGACGGGCAGACCTGGTGGCCCGTGCTGACCAAGCTGCCCGCGCTGGCCTATGACCTGTTCGACGGCAGCTTCGCCGGCCAGATCGCGGCGCCGTCGTCCAGCCTGTCGTTCGCGATCGAGCCGTGGTCGAACCTCGCCCGCTACATGCTCGCCGACGCGCGCCTGCGGCTGTGGACCGGCGAGATCGGTACGGCCTTTGGCGAATGGACATTGCGGGCTGACGCGCGCGCGTCAGCTCAGCCCGGCATCGCGAACGGCGTGGCTGATCTCGGCTTCGCGGTCGATGATCGCTGGCTCGATGCGCCGCTGCTGCAGCCCTATGCCGGCACCGGCGGCGCCGAGGGCATCGCCTCGCTGAAGGGGCAGGTGAAGCCACTGGCGCTGGGGCAGCCCCGCTATGCGGCCGGCGTGTTGATCGACCCGATCAACAGCGTGTTCCAGATTTCCGGCTACGGCCGGATCGAGGCCGTCGAGATGGCGCTGGAACGGCTGGCGCGGTTCGGCCCGCCGGTCGCCAATTACGCCAGCTACGCCGACCTGATCGCCGCCGCGATCCCGCGTGGCCGGTGGGCGACGGCGCTCGATGTCGGGATGGTCCGCTTCGGCGCGCCGCCGGCCGGGCAGGTGTCGTTCCTCGTGCGCGGCGACAACGTCTATGGCTGGGTGCGCGCGCCCGGCAGTATCATCACGCGAATCGCGACGATGGCGAATGCCGGCAACAAGCTCGACATCGCCTCGCTGGTCGCGCTGAACGCCGCCCGGACCTATCCGATCTCGGTCAACCTGATGCAGCAGGCGACGGCGCGCGACCTGGTCCAGCAGATCGCCGCCAGCCTCAACTGCGTCGCCGGCGTCTCCTGGCTGGGCAAGCTGTTCGTCGCGCCGGTCGCGATCGGAACGCCGGTGCTGACACTGGCGGCCGACGGTGCCGCGCTGCCGCCGGTCGCCTCGGTCGAGCAGGTCGCGATGGGTGCGCCGTGGTGGCGGCTGGCGATCGGCGCGGAACGGACCGAGACGGTCCACGCGCTGGGCGATGTCGCCTTCTATGCCCCGCTGGTGGATCTCGGCGCCTATGTCGCCGGCACGACCTACCGTGAGGGCAATCTCGTCCAGGCGCATGGCTCGACGTGGGCATACATCAGCCCGACCCCGACGGCGGGCAACGCGCCGCCGGCGCCACCCTCCGAAGGGGACGGGTTCTGGAGGGTGCTGGCGAGGCAGGGGACGGCAGGCACGCCGGGCGACCCCGGTGCGCCCGGTGCACCTGGCACGCCCGGCGCACCGGGGTCGCCGGGGGCGCCGGGCGCTCCGGGTGGCCCTGGCCGCGATGCCGTCGTGTTTCGACAGGATGCCGTGCCCACCACCATGATCGAGGGCGACACCTGGTATCAGCCCACCCCGAAGAAGTTTTGGCGCTTCACCGGCGGCGCGTGGGAGCAGCTACTGGGCGATGTCGCCTCGCTGGCCATCATCACCACCGCGTACATCGACGATCTGTCGGTCGGCACCCTCAAGATCGCCGGCAACGCCGTCACCCGGCGGGCGGCGGTGCAGCTGGGGGCGCCGATAACGGGCGGCACCGGGCCTCAGACCGCGCTGATCTATACCCTCGTGCTGCCCTACGGCGCCGAGGTGATCCTGACCGGCAAGGGGTCGAACAGCTATTCGGGCAGCGTGCCGTCGTTCGCAGCGACCCTGGCCGTCAACGGCGTCGAGCTGGACGGGACCAGCGCGGGCGCGAGCGTCTACGCGACCGGTTTTCCGCTGGCAGGCAAGGTGTGGCTGCCCGGCGGCAGCCACACGATCAGCATGGGCTGGGAGGGCGGATCCTCGGGCATCCAGCTGACCACCGCCACCCTGATCATCGACGGAGCCATGAGGTAGCCATGCTGTACGGTCTCGGAAAACCCGGCCAGCGCGTGCGGCAGTTCGTCGACGCCGGCGTCGCGGACATGCGCTACCAGGTGCGGGACGGCGAAACTGCGATCCCGGCGGATAGCTGCGCGCCCGCCATGATCTCGATCGACGGGACGACCCTGAAGGTTGCCGCGGTGGCCGAGGATCCGGCGGCGGTCGAGGCGCTGCTGCTCGCGTCGATCGATGCGGCAGCGGCCGAGGAGCGGCGGCGCTGGCTCACCGTCGCGCCCGGGCAGGCCGACGAGTATCGCGAGACGTGGGCGGAGGTGCAGGACTTCCGCTCCCTCGGCGCGACCCTCGCGCAGATACTGCTGGCGCTGGCACAGATGTCGGCCACCGCGCAGCGTGCCCGCTTCCCGTTTCTGTTCGCCGAGGCAGATGCGTCGGGGATCAGTCTTTCAGAAGCCGCGACCCGCATCGAGGCCGCCCGCCAGATCAGCCGGGAGTCGCGCGCGCTGATCAAGCGCAAGCGCCGCAGCGCCAAGATCGCGGTGAAGGCCGCCACCAGCATCGTCGCCAAGAAGGCGGCCGCCAAGGTCAACTGGAGCGCCTGAGCGCATCCCACCCCACCGGAGGACGTACATGAAGAAGATCCTGCTCTGGGACCCTCGGTTCCCGGATCGCACCCCGCTGGCCATTGTCGTCAGCAACGCCATCGCCACCGCGATCGCCATCGACGGCACCGGCGCGGTGCTCCCCGAGGTGGTGCTCGGCATCGCCCGCATCGGTGGGGATACCGGCGCAGCGCCCGACCTGCCGGCGATCGCCTTCACCGTTTCTGCCGTCCCGATCGCCGAGGGCGATAGCGGCACGAAGACCGTCACCCACCGGCTGAACGTCGTGCGCAACGGCGTGACGGGGCCGTTGGTGGCGAACCTCGTCTACACCGGCACCGCGACCGCCGGCAGCGACTATATCGCCTCGCCCGCATCCGCGACGATCCCGGCGGGGCAGGATTACGTCGACTTCACCACCACGATCAACGGCGACACCGTGGTCGAGCCGGACGAGGCGATCATCATCACCGCGACGCTGGCGGCCTATCCGGCGGTGGTCGCATTCAAGACGATCACGATCGGGAACGACGACGCCTCGATTCCGATCAACCCCGGCTCGCCTTCGGGGGACCGCACGGCCAGCTTGACGAGCCGTGCGCAGCTGCCGGACGGTGCCGCGCCGGCCAACGCCGGCTTCGGCTTTCCGTGCACCGGGCTTGATATGGCCTCTGACGGCACGTTCTGGGCGGGCCACGGCAGCGCCGCCCCGGACGCCAATACCGGAGTCGTGAAGCTCAATTCGGCCCTGACGGCGGTCACCGCCCAGATCACGACGGCTCAGCTGGGGCTTCCGGCCGGCTCGGTTCAGGGCGTGACGATCGACGATAGCGACGGCTCGCTATATTTCATTCTCGTGAACTTCACCGGGCCGGTGACCTACATCGTCCATTGCACGGCCGCCGGTGTGCTGATCAGCAGCACGCAGATCGGCACGTCGATGAACGGCATCGCCTACGACAACCAGCGCGACTGTCTGATCGTGCTCTACGACAGCGGCAATATCCGGTGGCAGGACAAGTCCGCGCCGCACGGCGTCCTCACCGGCGTACCGGCCTTCGCAGCCGCCGGCAGCGACAACGATCAGCTGTTTTATGATCCGACCCGCAAGGAGCTGCTGGTCACGGGCGGAGCGAACAACGTCAATGGCACCGTCGATGTCTACAACGTCGCCAGCTCCACCCAGACCCTGCTCGGCACGATCACGCTCGACCAGTGCCTGGCGATAGAGGGCATCGTCCGTCGGGGCGACGACCTGATCGCGCTCTCGGATCAGAAGACCCACCCCGGCAGCAACGGCTTCAACTTCAATCAGGTCGACGTCTACGCCAATGCCTTCCTGCCCGGCGTGCCCAGCTTCACGCTGGCCAACGCCAGCGCCGCGGAGGGGGGTGCCGCTGGCTTCGTCCTCACCACCAACCGGAACGGCACCGGCGGAGACCTGACGGGCACGTGGACGGCCGTGATGAACGGCACGGCCGTCGCTGCCGACTTCCCCGGCGGGACGGTGCCCAGCGGCACGTGGACGATCCCGAACGGGTCGAACACCACCACGATCTCCGTAACATCGTTCGACGACACCACGCAGGAGTCGAACGAAACCTACGGCATGTCGGTGAGCTACAGCAGCGCCGTGGTGGCGACCGGCACCGGCACGATCAACGACAACGACGCTCCTGCGGGCAGCTACCAGGCCGAGTCCAATGCCCTCTTCGCACGGATGGCAACTGCGCCGGACACCACGCGCAAGGGCAAGATCGATGACCTGATCGTCGCCCTGAAGAACGGCGGTATCTGGTCGAAGCTCGATGGCCTGTACGTCATGGCCGCGCACGCCCAGCAGGCGGCGTTGCTCAACTGGACGGGCGCCAAGGCGGACGCGACCCTTATCGGAGCTACGCCGCCGGCGTTCACGACCGACAAGGGTTTCACGACGGACGGTGCTGCCAACTACATCGATTACGGATGGACGCCTGCCGGCGGCACCAACTTCCAGCAGAACAGCGCGGGTATGGGGCTGTGGATCAACAACAATGCCGCCATGTCGAACGGCACGGCCTGCCTGTCGGTGGCCGTCTCCGGACAGCCGATCGCCCTGAACCCACGCGGCTCGACGGGCAACTCTGCCTACCGGATCAACCAGTCCGCCGCTTCGGGCGGTGCAACTGGCCGGCCCGACAGCCGGGGAAGCTGTTCGGTCAGCCGTACCGCAGCCAACGCGGCGCAGATGTACACGAACGGCGCGGTGAGTGGGTCGCCGGGCACGGCAGCCTCCACCGCGCCCGTCGCGTCCAACTTCCTCTCCGGTGCCGGCAACAGTCCGCTCGTCTACCAGGCGCAGGGCTTCGGCATGGCGTGGATGGCTGCCGGACTTACTGCGAGCGAGCATCAGGCGCTCTACGACGCGGTCAGCACATACATGACCGCCGTCGGCAACCAGGTTGCCTAGGAAGCCACGATGCCTACCCAGCCAGGCTGGACTGCTGTTTTTCGCGACGCCGGGCGGCACGTCTCTGCTCCAACTTTTCCGCACGCCCGTGCATCCACTCGGCGAAAAACAGCTCTTGCTGAACCCCAAAAAGCTTATCGCTTAAGTGGCCAGCATACTCCTTGTCCGGGCACGCATCGATCTCGTCCAGAAGGTCGAGCTCTTCCTCATGCAGTTGTGTCAGATGATCCATTACCGGGCTTCCTATTGAAAAGGCTGTTGTTTGACGCGCGGCAGACGCAGTCGGCAGCCCCGATCGGGAAGATGCACAGCGATGCCCCCGGACCAGCAAGGCCATCAGTCCGCACTTCGAAATACGCGGACCCGTCACCGGACCTTGTCCCTGCGTCTTCGGCAAATCCAGTCAATTCCGGATCTGACCACACGAGTTGTCTGGGAGTTGATAAGAAACTGGTCACGACTGTGCCCTGTGGGAGCCTACCTGCACACCGAGCCTGCAATTCATCCAAACGGTGCCCGGCCACGGCGGTGACATAAAGCGATGAGGCAAGAGCAAACGCTGCGCCGCATCCAAACCATAACTTCATCCGACGCTCCCCCTGCGGTGTCCGTTTTGCGGGACCGGAGCTCCACCTTTGCAAGAGGAAATGCTGTTGCGCAACATTCTTGGATTATCTGCTTTGATGGCAGTCATCTTGCCCACCCCTGGCCTTGCTTTCGAGCAGATCCACACCTCGCCAGTCGAACTGGTGGACAGCACCCCCGCCACCCCCGGCATCGTCATCAGCAAGGCTGTGCTGGTGCCGCCGGTGGCGAAGGGCAAATCGGTCAAGTCCTGCGGCAAGGCAGGCGCGTTGTGGGCCTACGTGCTGCTGACCGACGAGTGCCCGGCGGCGGCACTGGCGACCGCTGCACCCGTCAGCCTCCGCCCCGTCGTCAATCCGGCCCCGCCCCGCGACGTGACCGGCACGATCACGAAGACGGCGGCGAACATCGGCAGCGGCGGCCGGATCAGCAACGCCAGCGTGGCGGGCATGTCCGTCCTGTCGCGCACCAAGGCCCGCGTGATCGACGGCTACACGTTCGAGGATCTGAACCTCACCGGCTCCACCTTCATCTACCGGGCCTTCACGTATCAGGACGGCATCACGAACCCGGTGTTCCGCCGCATCCGCTCGATCGGCGGCGGCGCAGGCGGCATCCTGCTGCGCAAGAACATCGGTGAGGCGCTGATCGAGGACGTGCGCATCGAGGCGGACCCGACGAAGCCGAATACCAGCCCCGGCGATGTGCCGGAGGGCATCAGCCTGTGCTGCCGGGGCGACGCGGACACCGGGCACGCCGTGCTCCGCCGCGTGTGGGTCCAGGGCATCCGGCACGAGCCGAAGGGCGGGGGCTTCAGGAACGGGGACGGCCTGCTGGTGGCGAACCACTTCTCCGCCGACGTGACCGACAGCTATTTCGGCTGGAACAGCGATGCGGGCGTGGATCTGAAGCCCGCCACGGTGCGCGTCGACCGCGTGATCCTGGAAGGCAACCGCCGGGGCATGAAGGCATGGTCCAGCCAGTCGCACGGCCTCGTCTGGTTCAAGGACAACGGCCAGCCCGGCAGCGGGGCCGCGGCGGACCTTCAGGTCCAGGGTGATGCGGGCAAGCGCAACCGCGTGACGTTCGACACGCTGGTGGTCGAGCGGACGCAGGGCGCAACCTACCCGGTCGTGCAGGTCGAGAACGGTCAGGCCGATGTGTACGCCACCCGCTGCCTGTTCATCGGGGTGCCGAAGGGTACGCCGCTGATCGTCGCGGCCGGCAAGGCCAAAGGGTCGACGTTCAGCGGCGGTCCGGGCTGCGCGCTGTGACGAGTTGAGGCGGAGCAGGACGCAACGCGCCCCGCCTCGCCGGCCGCCTCGCACGAATGTGTTGAGAAATTGTGACGAGCGGCGCGGCCACGCCGCTAGCCCTCGGGGGAGGATACCATGAATGAGATGAGCATCGTCGGCCAGTTGGCCGCGTCGTTCGGCGCCCCCGGGTTGCTGGTGGGCTTCATGATCTGGGCAAAGCAGGTCGACCGCGCCGACCGGCGAACCGAGGTCGGCGACCGACTGGATCACGACAAGGCCCGCCTCGAGGCGGACAAGTCGATGGCATCGAGCCTTGCCGCCCTGACCGCCGTCATCCAACAGCTGGGGCGCTGATCATGTGCCAGCAGTCCGACGCGCTCCAGCAGCTGACGGCGGCGGCAAACGCACTGACGCGCGCCTGCCACTGCCGGATCGAGGCCATCTCGGTCTCACTCCATCACGCCTACGATCGCCACCTGGGCGACCCGATGCCCGCTGACATGGTGACCATGCTCGGGCTGATCGACAGCCGGCAGGTCAGCCTGTGATGCCCGCCGATCGCGCGCCGATCGACGCGTTGGCCGCCGGCGTGCTGGGCGTCGCGTGCGTGATTGATGAGGCGGCCGCCGGGATCGACGCCGCCTTCGCGGCCGAACTGCGCGCATGCCATGGCGTCCCGGAATGGGATCGGCCGATGCCGATGCACCTTCAGCCCCACGACGTCTGACCCGACGCGCGCCGGGCAAGCGCGCACCCCCTGAAAGGACCAAGCCATGAGCATCACTCTCGGCGCGCGATCCGTCGCGCGCCTCGCCGGCGTGCATCCCGACCTCGTCCGTGTCGTCCACCGCGCTGCGCAGATGGCGGTTGCTGAGGAGGACTTCACCGTCCTTGAGGGCGTCCGCTCCGACGAGCAGGCCTACGTCAACTTCGGCAAGGGGCGAACGCCTGCGGAATGCACCGCCGCCGGCTGCGCGGCGAAGTTCGCTCAGCCCAAACTGGCGAAGGTGACCTGGCTAAAGAACCCGCTCAACTCGGTGCACCGCAAGCAGAAGGACGGGTTCGGCCATGCCGTCGACCTCGCGCCGTACCCGATCGACTGGAACGACATTCCGCGCTTCGATCGACAGGCAGCGCTGATGATGCGGGCGGCGGCGGCCGAGGGCGTGCGGATCACCTGGGGTGCCGACTGGGACAGCGACGGCAAGCCGCATGAGAGGGGGGAGAGCGATAGCCCGCACTTTCAGCTTGCGCGATGA